TTTAGGTTGTGTGTACTCTAAATATATGTAATTTTTTTCAAATTCTTCAGGTTCTAATATTGACATGTGTACTTTTCTACCTAATTCCAACCACGATTTTTTCTCATCGACTATCTCTTCATCCAATCTCTTTTTGAAATACTTAGGTGAGTATTCAAACCATTTCAATGATGTTGAAGAGACGCCTTTCTCACGGTAGTACTGTTTTTCAGTCATATTTATCAGTTTCTATATATTCTAAATCACACAAATAAGCATGTATACTGTGTAATTCATCTCCATCTAGATTATATCTACCTTCTGTACTTTCATGTACTTTATGGATTAATTCTTTCAATTCTTTTAATTGTTCATCGGTTAATGTTTTCATATTAAGCTCTATAGTCTATTATATAACTTTCTAATGTTTTAATATTAATCACTATCCCAGTTTCTGTAGCAACTTGATCATCTAAAATTACGATCATACCTATATCTACCGATTCTTTATTAGCTTTATAAAAATCTGGAAATAGTTTACTAATATCAACTACGTTTGCTTTATTAGTTATAAGACGATCTAAATCGTTAGTTATTTTCATTATATTTTATTTTTTCAATTGTTTCATTAACTTGTTTCTTACTCCTTGGTAAATAAAGATTATATTTTATATTATTCTTGTACAAATAATATTTAAATATCTTCCAACGTAACGGAAAAGCATCATTTGGATTTCCTTTACATTCTATTACAAAGTCTTTACCAACAAAATCAGGAGTATAAGTCATCTTCCTTATTTTCTTACCATCATATTCAAATGGTGGTAATATCTCAAATTTGTGGTTTTCATATTCAGCTTTTATTTTGTTTTCTTTAAGCTGTTCATAACAATAGACTTCTAATTTACTTTTAAAGTTTATCCCATCTACTGTCTTTGCTGTTGCATTTCTTACTTTTTTGTTCTTTGTTTGTTTTTTCTTTTTAATCATTTTATAAAATTTAGGGGTATGCCGCATTATACGACATCCCCTAACAAAAGTTTTATTTGACCTTATATGTACCTAAATTGATATCCCATACTGCATCTTTTTCATGTATCCATCTATTCATTGCTTTACTGTGATAAAACTTAATATTATTATCTTCAATAAACAAATGTTTACGCAGTACTTTATCCATAGCTATACCTTTAACAAAATCATTACAACTTATACAGTAGAATTCATTTTCATTTGGTATGAAATAAATAGTACCACGTTCTTTACATTTTGGACATGAAGGAGTAACAGGAGACCCATTACGTCTTTCAAAGTCAGCCATATGGATTATATGGTCATCTTCTATTAATTTATAATAGTTATACTTTTCAAGTTTAGCAAACAATTCAAAATCATTATTACTTGTAACTATACTATTTAACCCATATGAACTTTCTGCAGTATCGTCAGATTTCTTTACAGATTTTTTCTCTGCATTTGTTTTAAAAGTATCAAATAGTTCACTGCCACCATAGTTACCATAGTTGTATTTACTATTCCCCCATGTAGTAGGTTTAGGTACATGTTTATGTGGATATTGTTTAATCAAATTGTCAAATAACATATTAGTTATTTTATATGCTATATCAACAATTTCAATATCTACAACTTCTGTTGAACTATGAGCTCTATAGTAACCACTAGAAAGATTAATACAACTTAACCCAACATGGTTTTTTACAAGTACATCAACATCAGTTGCTATACCTTTTTCATCTTTATAGTCAAATATCTTATAAATCTTTCTAGCATCTTTTTTAAATTCTTTAGAAATCATCTTAACTCCACCAGAATATGTAATAAAATCTGTATGACCTCTTCTATCTGGTTGGACTATAAATTTACAATCTTTATAAAAGTCTTTGTGGTTCTTAATTGAGTACTCAGATCCAAGTCTACCAATCTCTTCATTTCTATAGAATACTACTTTAACAGCATCTTTTCTTGATAATAAAGTTTGCAATGCTATATACACACCAACTTTATCATCACCACCTATACCGACCTGAGATACAGTTATTTTGTTGAAAGCGTAATAAAAATAACCTTCTCTTCTTATTTCAAAATCTTCTTCAATATCATGTACTGTATCTACGTGAGCTACTACACAATTATATAAATCTGCTTTGCCTTTTATTGCATATATATTACCATAATCATCTTCATAGTGATATATTCTATTAGACTTTAATACTGATTTTATATAATTACGCATATTCAAATCCAAATCAAATCTTGGTTTGCTACCATATTTTATATCTGATTTAGATTGTATTGACAGTACCTTTTTGAGCATTCTGGTACTTATGTTATATTTTGACATATTTGTTAATTTTAAGCTGCTTGTTGAATGGGCTGACCTTCATGTGTCCAACCTACTCTACTTATTTCATCTACATAATTATTAAGATCTTCAATAGTCATTGTTCTGTAACTGTCTGATGTTACAGCTTTTTTTTCTTCTTTCTTTTTTTTCTTTTTAAGATTATTAGTTAAAAATTTAATATAATAAACAGGAAATAAACCTATACCATAATCTTCTTCTATTAATTCTCCATCTTTAAAATATTTATTTATTTCGTTTTCTTTTAACTGAAATATTAAAGTACCATCTTCTGTAAAATTAGTATCTATTGAACTAAATAAAATATTTGAATATAATTCGGAATATTGTTTTTTAAAATTTTCAATATTATTCTTAGTAATAGCTATTGATTTAGAATCATATTCTAATTGCTTATTATGGTTTATAAACATGTTTATTAGTGAAAAAATATTATGTATTTTAGCATTTCTTTTTAAAGCTCTCATAAACAAACCATGCTTATCAGTTTCTTTATTATTTAAATCTTTAAACATTGAACTTTTTTCTTCTACAAATTTACAGTTATAATCTTCTGACATATCGTAATTAGTAGTCATCTCTACATTATCTTCGCCTATCTCTTCATTAATCAAATCAATTACATTTGAATATGAATATTTAAATGATAAAATTGTATATACATTACCTTGTTTATCTCTTATATAACCAAACTTACCTAATGTATCTATATAAGGAGTTTCAGGGTTAATTTTTAAAATAACAGCAAATTGGTGTCCTTTTTTCTTATTGTTGTCTGAACTAGAATGAATCCCAATATATCCTTTTTTATTAATATAACTAATAAATAAATTTTCAACACTTTTTGAGATACTATAAACTCTATCTACATAAGTATTACCGTCTACTTTCCATAATAAAGCTCTTCCTAACAAAGTTTTGTTATTTTTATCTTTTAATATAAGCATATGAACTTTACTAGGATTGATAGCATAACAACTAACATTTTTATAGTTGACAGTATATCTCATACAACTATTTTTTAAAGATCCACCTTTAACCCTAATACTATCTTCAGATAAATCACTATCAATATAAGTATTATTATAGGAATTATAATAATAAGATATATCCCAACCACTTACTTCTTCAAAATTATCAATATATTTATCAACATTAATACTAAAATATCTGTCAATTTCATCTGATAAAGTTTCAATAGCACTATTAGATTTAGATGGAAATAATTTTCTTAAATGTTTACCTATCTTTTCAATATTATGTTTATTTTCAGTAGCTACTAAGTTTGCTATTAAATTACCAAATGATACTTCTATAGAGTTTGTGAACTGACTTTTAGGGTCAGTCTCAAATTTATTTTTATTAAGTTCAATAAACTCTTCAAATGCTGAAGTATATCTACTTATTACTCTGTCTATAGTGGATAGTACCTTTTTATCTACTTTAATATTAAGATGATGATATAAAGCTAATACTACAGAATAACAATGGGAAACATGTTTTAAAGAATAACTAACTTTAGATAATTCATCTATCAAATCTTTTATAGTAACATATTGAAATCTAACTTTATTATATTCTAATGTTAAACTAGTATACAATGGGGTATTAGTATAATCTTTCTCTGAATGTTCTATACTTAATGTACCATCATTATCTACGATACTATCTAACATCTCTCCCGCTTCATCTAATTTACTGTATTTTTTCTTATTTCTATTAATCCTATCATTAGCTAATTGAACATCTTCAATGTCTATTTCACTAACATACATTTCATCAGTATTTATACCTTCTTCTTCAATAATCTCTTCTATTAATTCTTCATCATCTGATATTTCATTTTCTAAATTAAGTTTTTTATCATGTATAATATCATTTATGTTACCAAATTGAATTAGTGTATTATTATTCCCCACTAAAACATCAGTAATATTCTTATTTATAAGATTACTATTAATTTCTTTTAGACCTCTATAACCTATATCACCTAGGTTAGCCATCAATTTCTCGTTAGTATAAGTCATATGTTAATTTTTTTAATAATGTGACAGATTCTGTTATCCCATAATCTTTTGTAAAATCACTTATATCTTTTGATTTGTATTGTAAAGGTATAAACCTACATTTAAAATTATGTTGTTTTTTGTGTTTTAACATACCAGCTATACCTGTTTTATCATTATCATAAAATAGTATTATATTTTTAAACTGTTTATTTAAATAATTTACAATTTTATCTGGTATTGATATTGATTCACTATTAGGTGCTATAGCTATATAACCTAATTCATATAATACCATAGCATCTTTTAATGATTTGGTTATTATCAATAAATCTCCACCACGTTTTGGTAATTGCTCGAATCCTTGTATATCATATTGATTACAATTACTTAAGAATTTTTGTTCTCCATAAGGTCTGTATATTTTAAATTTGTTATATATTTTATAAGCATATATAGGATTATTATCTGTATATATAAAAGATTTTATTTTATCATTTACCCATACTCTTTTCACAGGAGATACATTAAATTTTCTCAATGTTTCTCTACTTATACCAAATTGAGACCAAAACTCTAAATCATTATCTGTAAAATGTTTTCTTTTTACAGCTATATGAGTCCTTGATGGTTTAAATTTATTACGTACTGTAACTCCTTTCTCTGACTTTTTTAATAAACCAATATTTAAATCTTTATTAATTTCATGTAAAGCATCTTTATAAGATCTTAATCCTTTATATAATTGAACAAATTTAAAACAATTACCTGAAGTATCAGTACCCATATCTTTAAATAATAATTGCCTTGTCTTTTTAGCAACAAATAATCCAAATGAAGGGTTATTATCTTCCCTTAATGGACTGTTAAACTTTGTATTTATTGGTATTTTATAACCTATATAGTATGAATATATATCATACTCTGTTGTTCTTTCCAGAATATTTTCTTCAGTTACAGGTTTTATATTATCTGAATCGTAAAGCATACTTTTTGATTTAGAGCCGGGGCAGGGAATCGAACCCTGCAATGTATTACCCTTTTTACTACCCGGCATAAAATAAAGGGGGCACTTAAGCCCCCTGAATTATATATATAGTATATTCTTAGATTATTCTCTAATTTAGAACGGAGCATTATCTGGTTCAGTCTGTGGAGTTTCATTATTATTAGACTCTCCCTGCTCTTGGGAATCTTTAAACGGATTACCATTACTCTGCGGTTCTTCATCAGGTACATCCCTCTCCATTTTATCAATAGGTAAAATTTTAACCTTTGATTGATCTTTAGGTACATCCATACTTTCTAACCAAGCAAATTTAGTATAGCTAGGTAGAGTAGTATAATTATTAAAATCATATACTACTTTAATACGTAGTTTATGACTATTCCATTTATCTTTTTTAGCTCTCAATTTTTCTTCTACTTGTTTAGCAAGTTGTTCAAAATTTTCAGCTTTAAACACGAATTCATCTTTAGACATAATACCTGAATTAACAGCAATATGTTTAATCCGAGCTAATTGATTATTTACTTTAGTTTCTATATTATCTCCCTCACGAGGTTCCCATTCGGTTTTAGGTACGGTATTGCCATTCTCATCTTTAAAATAGAATGCAATAAATTTATTTCCATTGTCTGTTTCTTTATACACTACATCTGATAGTACAATGTTTTCATAAATCCCGGGTTCTAAATATGAACTACCATTACCTTCTTGTGGAACATCTGGGGTCATGTCAAATCTCGCCATAATATATATTATTTATTTATTCAAAAACTTTATTTAATTCTTCTATTATTTTACTCGAGTCATTAGGTATTGTATTCTCTCCTTCAAATAATGAAGGTGGAGTTTTAGCTGACATTTTACCATCTGAATTTAAGTTAAAGTAATAGTCTCTTTGATTTCCATCCTCTACTTTTAAGTCAGCATACATTACAATTGTGAAATCCTTTTCAATATCACCTTTCCATTCTCTACCTTTCACAAATATTCTTTCTTTAGCAATTCCTTCTTCTGTTTCAACTGTTTCTGTATGAGCTGTTACAAATATATCTTTTGGGTATCTTTTTAAAACATACATTAACTCACCAATCTTAGTGTTGTAATAATTAAACACTTCAAACCCTTTCTTTATTTGCCTTGCTGTTGCCAATAAACTATCTATATAAGCACTAAAACTTTCAAGTACTACTGTTTCTATTTTATCATTTTTAGCATATTCAATTAGTTTATCATACGCATCACTCCAACTATTAGGTTTACAGTAATATTTAAAGTTGTTTTTAAAAGGCAACGGTTTAGCTTCAAGGTTTATAACACCAGTTGTATCAGGATTCATGTTCCTAAATGAATATGTTTTACCTTTACCGGAATCACCAACTATTGCTATATTATAAGTATCTCTCGCCATATTTCTCCTTTATAATTTAAAAATAAACTTGGGGGTGACAGGTGACATAGTATTATGGCTATCGCTCCCCAGTTCTTATACTGGCTCTTGCCTGTAAATCTTATTACCCCCAAGTTTAAAATATCAACTCATTATAGTACTATATCTTATCGTACCATATATTTTGCCAGAATTGTGGCCATTTCATCGTAAGTCACGATTTCAGTACCAATCTTAACGAAACCGTCATGGAACGTAACTTTAGCTCCATATTTCAGCTTCATTTCATATTTATCTTTGTAGTATTGAACAAGAAGACGGTTAATCTCAGTCCAATCATCTACAATGTCAAGGATAGGCTTATATCCTTTTTCGCAAGCAAATTGCGGACGACGAACCCACTCTACATCATGATTGGGAGCAGTACCAATGGTAATCAGATTACCAAATCCAGCTTGATTAATACCACTCCGTACAGGAGGAGCATCTTGTCCAGCTACAGTAAGTCCCAATTCATCAATATTCTGCATCAGTTGACGCTTATAGAAGTTGGCAGTGGAGTTGTTGGCAGTGTCGTTACCTACAGATTTCGTCAGATCAATAACAAATTTAGTCATAATCAAAAGTTTAAGTTTGTTTAACATATTTTCCCTTCTTCCTCTACCTTTGATTCTGTAGATTATGGTCTTCAATCTTATTGTACTTCAAGTTATTTTTAAATACTAGAATGCTAGGGTTCCCTTCCCTAACTTTCAGGAAGTGCATATAGATCAGATCTTTTACAGGCCAACCTTCTGGCCCATATGAGCTAATATTTAGCATCTCTGGTCTATGAAGTACAATTAGATAGTCTGAAGCTTGAAATACACTGTCACCTCCAAATATATCTCTTCGTACTGGAAAGTGCATGGTATTTACCGCAATTCTTTCTTTTGCTTCTATTTCTCTATTCATTTGGGATAATTGGATAATTGTGTTCTTACCGTACTTTTTCATTTCCATGAACATGTACTGTAATTCAGCTAATATTTCACGCTCTTTCTCCCCGTGTCTGCCTCTTGTTAAAAGAGTGTGATCAAGCATAATAATCATCCATTTCCCTTGTGCTACTGTTTTCGAGAAATCAACTATCGTATTTCTTATTTGTTGGACAGTTCCTGGAGTATCTACATAGTAGATTGGATAGTCCTTTAGTTTCTTAGCTTCTTCTACAGCTCTATTGTAGTCAGTATCAGATAATCTATAATTTGTTATACCACTATATAGTTCTTGAGTTGTCTTACTCATTTTATATGAGAGCTTTCTACCAACTTGTTTTGATGCTAACATCTCAAAGTTGAATGATAATACAACAAAATCCTGTTTAGGATTTAAATCAAATAAATCTGTTTCTAAACTATTTGCAAATGCTGATTTCCCACTACCTGATATACCAGCTATTGTATAGATACTATTAGGTTCAATACCACCCATACACTGGTCGTTAAATTTTCTCCACCTAGTGTTTAATGAGGTAATATTACCCTTTCTTCTTTTATCCATATAGTTGATAATCTCTCTAGCAGGTTCAGCTATTTGTCGATACTGTAGTGGTTTATACGAGCTGTTGTCCATACCCTAATTCTTCTTCTTTTTCCTGTGCTTCATCTCTCATTCGTTCTTCAAATACTTTCCATTCTTCGGATGAAAGCCATTTAGGTAATTTTTTCATATATTTCCATGAGGATTCTTTTTCCCTCACCTGTTTTTCAAATTTAAGACATTTTAAGAGGTGTTCATGTTTTTTACGAGATTTGTTGGTTATTTTATGATAGTTTCTGCGAGATCTGCTTAAATCAGCTCTTAAATAATCTTTAGTTCCATCTGGTCTTAATACTTTTACAGGGTATTCTTCAACAAATTCATCAAAGTAATCTCCTTCTTCAATGATAAATAAGAATTTTTTCCTTATTTCAATTTCTTCTGGCCTATCACCAGATAATTTAACAAAGCCTTTTATTTGAGAATCTTCTAATTCTTCTTTAGCTTTGTCTTCACCTATTACGTCTTTTAATTTATAAAAATCTGAATATTGTTTGCTATGGATGAGATAAATAAGGGTATACTGATTAGGTGTTAATTTATAATCTCTTAAGATATCGATATCTACATCCATTTCATTTCCCTTTTAATTTTTCTTTGATTTGTTCTTCGAGAAATCTCTCCCATAAAGTTTCTTTCTTTTTAACTTGCATAAATCTTAAGTTATCAAGACTGTCTGGGAGTTTACTATAATGTTTATTTAACAATTGTCTCATCCTAAATATTTCATCAAACCTTTTAAGTTCTTCTGGTTCTATTTCTTCACCAGTTAGAAATTTAATTGAATGAGATATTGTTTCATAATCTTTATTAGATTGCTTGGCTAAATTGTCTCTTACTAAGTCAACTAACAATCTAATTTTGCCATCTTTTGAGAAAGTTTCTGTTAGGGTTGTGTTATTCATTTTCTGCTAATTTTATTATTAGTTTGACTTTAGTTGTTCTCTTAATTCTTCTTTTATCTAATAACCATTTAATACTATCTAATGAAAGTTGGTATTCTTCATACGTATTTCCATTATCAAATACTTCAAAAAAGGTTATATTATTTTTATATTTTTTTATTAACAAATACCTATATTTATAATAATCTGGGTACTTTTCTATATCCAAATTTAAATAAACATCGAAATCTGTTTCTTTTATTTGTTTTGGTTTTAGACTATTTAGTTCTGTCATTTCCATTCTTAACTAATATGCTAATTACAATTATCATTACTATTATATTTAATAACATTGTAATTGGCTCTGATTCATATAATAGTATCATTTTAATGTGTCCAATGATTTGAAATTTCTTGATCTACTGGTATTTCAACTTTATCAACTAACAGATTTACAGCAGCTTCCATACTATCTCTTTGTATTTTAGCATAATGATCTGTTTCATCTTCTGGTATTTCAATACTACATTCATCATGTACTACATTAACTAATTTTGCTTTGGCATCTTTTACAGGTCTAATACCTTCTTCTAATAATTTATCCCTAATAAATACTAAAGCTAATTTAGTCATATCTCCTGCAGTACCCTGAATTGGTGTATTCATTGACTTTCTACCAATAGATCCTTCAAGTTTTTTATATCTTTTAAAATAATCCAATGATCCACCTCTTTGTTTGGCTTTTTCTTTATACATTAGATAATCTTCATATTCTTGAAACCATCTTCTTCTTTTAATATAATTATTAGTTAATATATAACCATGTGATAAACCAAAATTTTGACTAGCATCAAAGAATTTTTTAAGCTGTGGGAATCCTTTATAAAAATTATCTATTAATTCTTTAGCTTCTTCAACTGATATTTTTAAATCTTTTGATAAACTAAATTCAGTACCACCAAATGATATAGCAAAGTTTATTGTCTTGCCCTTCTGTCTGTACTCACTATTTTCATTATGCTTAGTTACAATAAACTCTTTACCAAATGCAGCTGAAAACATTTTAGTTGCAACGAAACTATGTGCATCACCATCACCATGGTTAAAGAAAAATATATATGATTCATCATTAGCTTGATCTGCCATAATTCTACCTTCTTGATTACTGTAATCTGCGGTAATAATCTTTTTACCTTTAGGAGCTTCAAAACAATTTCTAAACATTTCACTCCTTGGAATCTGCTGCATATTTGGTTTTCTTGAACTTACTCTACCAGTTTCAACAATTTGATTGTATTCAGTATGTACTCTATTATCAGTATTTACAGATTCATCAATAAAATTTAAACCAAATGAATCTAATACCTTCTGCTGTTCTCTATATTCTAATAAAGTATCTGTAATTTCGTAATTTTGTGGTAAATATTGTATAGCTTTGGCACCTGCAGAAGGTTTACCATACTTATCTTTAGGGTATATACCAAATACATTTGATAATATATTATATACTTGTTGATTGCTAGACCAGTTAACATTTGTTATTCTTCTATCTTCAAAATTTTGATCGAATAAATCTTTTTGATAATATGATTTACGGTATGATTTGTCAGATTTAACTAATATTTTATCTAGTTTATCAATAGTCTTTTTTACTTTCTTCTTATACTCTTGTGATATTTTTTTCCATTTATCTTTATTTAGATACATACCGTTATACTCAATATCACCAAGAGCTAATGTAACTTGATTCTCTAATCTAGCACAATTGTTAAGATCAAAATAATTTAATAATGATCTTTGTACTTCCATTATTTCAAGTGGATATATCACATCATTAGCACCATATATTATATGTTCATAAGTAAAAGGCTTACTACCTATATACATAATGGTATTTCTTATTTCTTTATCCATTTCTTTACTAAAATGATGCCTATAAACACCTGCTAGTGAGAATCTTTTATTCTTTTTTATATAATCCTTAGAATAATAACCATTATATATGACAATATCTGATAACATTGTATCATAAACTCTACTCAATACTATATCATATCTTTTGAGCATATTATAATCAAATTTAATATTATGCCCAACGAATACTTTATTATTATCTTCTAATATAGGTTTTAGTTTACGAATATCATAATCTCTGGCATCTATAACATATTGGTTATTTTCAGTACCTAATTGAAGCATGAGTACATAATTATTAATAGGATCAACACCATTAGTTTCAACATCAAGTGCAATAATCTGTTTATCTTTCAAATCATTAATGATGTCTGCCATCTTAATATTATGATTAACCCCTTTATCTTCAAATAATACTCTCTTCTTAGTTAATAGATGTATCATTTTAATTCATAATTCAAATAATCAATTAAACTGTCTAAAGAATCTTTATTCAAATCCTTTATTAATATTTCTTCTGTATATTTATTTGGACAATTTTTAATTACTAATTCAACACCATCTTCATCTTTAGCTTTTACAACAAATATATCTTTACCTCTATCGTATTCATCAATATATCTAAATATTTGATTTACAATAGATTTGTTATAATCAGTTTGTATATTTCTTATTTCTTGCATAAGTCCTTTATCTTGAGTACTCATTATTTTTGAAAGCTCACCTATCTTATCTATAGCAGAAAATATATGAACTTTATAATTATGCTTTTGCATTTCAACTTCTAACTTATTTATATCATTACTCCCTTCAAAATCTTTTATTATTATAAGCATTAGTTCTCCTTATAGCTTCCTCTAGAGGAATTTCTTCCTCCCTACGAGTTATTATATAACCATCACCCTCACAAGTACTACAGTTATTATAATCTGTACCTCCACATTCAGGGCAATCTATCCTTACTTTATTTATAACTTTGATATATTGCATCATATTTCACAAGTATCATTATTACAAAATTTCTCAGGTTCTGCATCTTCTGCAATATCATCAAAATTTAATGTATTATTCAACTTTCTCATTTCCTCTTTATATCTTTCAGGAGTAATAGCTTCATAAGGCATTTGTGCATAAGCACCTTCTTCCAATCTTGGTAAAAAGCTAACACTCTTTAATTGATATTGAAAATAATTTAAAGCATGTTTTATATTATCTGCTTCATTTTTATTAAAAGTAACTGTAACACTGACTTGATTGTCAGCCCAATACTTTTGAAGGAAAGCAGCTAATGATAATTGCTCCCACATACTTACTTCATTTGCAGGTCTAACACCTTCAATATGAACTGGTACTTCTACTACAACTGAATTATTATCATATACTGAGTTTTCTACTTTATAACCAGCATTTTTATAAATATCAACAAGTTCTGAATTCTTTGATAATGTAACCCGCCTAATATAATAATTTGATTCAGGATAGTGCATACCAGGAGTAACACCAGGTAATAGACTTACTGTACCTGAAGGTTTAACTGAAGTAGTTTTTATACTTCTTGGTATTGCTAACCATTCAGAATATACTTTATCATAATATTGAATTGTATAATAACCATCATCTAACCATTTTCTAAGTTCCTCAATTCCACGGTTATCAATAAATTCTGCAATACCACTAACTGATGTACCAATCCTACGATTTCTAAGCATTACTCTATTAGTTTCAACCCAATGAGTATTACCAAGAGTCACAGTTTTAGCATATAAATATGCAAATTTCAATGTTCTCAAATAATCTTCATATGATTCAGCTTTAGTTGGGAATGTCTCTACTAAACAACACATTTCAGCTGATTCTAATGTTTGTTCAAGACATGGATTTGCACCTTTAGCTCTTCTATCTTTATAATCTGCTTGATCTTTCATTCTACTAAATCCACGCATATTATCTAACCACATATATCCTGGTTCACCATTAAGCTTAGTTCTTTCAGCTACATCAGAATAATCCATACCTAATTCAGCATGAATAGAATTATTTGATGTCCAACCATATGAAGCTCTATGTGGATTCTTATTATAATTTTTCAAATCTAAATAATCTCCACTTGTGCCATCACCAAGAGCTACTTGAGCTGTACGTCTTACATTACCAGCTACAACACAAGTACCAATGAAATTCATAATATCTACAATATCAGTTTCTGTAATATACTCACCAGCTCTACCTGATAATTTATCTTTAATCTGATTATGTAGATCTTCTAATGGTTTTGGCCCAGATGATGTACCACCAAATGTTTTGATAGGTTCACCAGCTTTCCTTATTTGACTATAATCAAATATAGGCATAGCTGAATTATCTGCTAAATATGCATACAGTATGAGTTGTAATGATTTAACCCAACCTTCTCTACTATCTGGTATAGTATAATGGTACTCACTTTGTGGATTCTTTATTTCAATCTTATTTGCTCCATCAGTATCAAATCCTACACCAACTCCAAGCATTGACATATCCATCATAAATTCAAATGGACGTGTTGGTTCTTTATCTATATCTTTTGTACTATAGAATGCACAATTATTGAGTGCAGCATATAATCCACGTTTGTGAATTACATCTGTACCCATAGCCCATAAGCCACGACCTGGTGGTAGAAATTTCATGTTAAACATTCTATCGTACATTTCTTGTGCCGATTCTTGGGCTTTATCTTCATCCCAACCAAGACCAAATTTATTAATATGATCTCGTTGCATTGTGTATGTTCCTTCAACTACTCGTCTTACAGTTTCATACCAATGTTCATTTCTCTCTTCACCATTTTTATCTTCAATTTTACGGGAATAAGTACGGATATAAGCTAATTCACCTAACCCGTTAAACCCGAAATTTGGTTGTATTTGCTCGTATTTTTGTATAAAAGAATCGTCTAATTTAAACATTTATTTTATAGGTAAAAAATGGCACCCCTTTTACAGGGTGCCCCTAATATTTTTATTTGTTATGCCTTAATAAAGGCCTATAGATTTACTGAAATTTTGTGAAAATCTTTTATATCTTTAGGGATATTGTTTTTAATTTTAACATTTTTTTGTATAAACTCATCTACATTTTCTTCAACAACTTTTAAAGCTTCATCAAATGTCTTAGCTTTTTCTAATGATTTACGTATTGTATCAAAAGATGAAGTCATATGATTTATATTATCACTTTGATTTAAATATAAAATTTTTATATAATTTAATATATAAAATATTACTTTAGATTTCTCAATTTTACTTAATTCTTCAAGTTCTTCTTTGTCTTTACTAAAATCATAAGTATATTCAATATCTAATACCAAATCATAATTATTATCTTTTTTATTTTCTGCTGATACTAAAATATTAGCACATTTGATATTATCAGTTTCTTTTAACAACTTTTCTAATTCATCTTTATTTTCGTAATCATTGTTATCTACTTCGTTCTTTAAATCTTCAAGTATAAATTCTAAGAACTCTTTATAGTCTTCGCTACTTAAATCAGATTCAGGTACTTTTGTTAATTTAAGACTTTTTTCACTAGATGATTTAAATACATATTCATCACTATTTACATTAAAAAGATCTCTATTAGAATAATTAAAAGCATTATAATTAGAAATAAAATTATAATACAATGCTATTTTAGATAATAACTTATTAACTTTATTTAGTTCTTCTTCTAGTTTATCTTTTATACTATTATCTAAACCAAATATTATAAAAGGAGATGTAATAGATTTAATATACATAGAATTACTTGCTTGTAGTATACCATAATTATGTGTACGATTTGAGATATCTTTATAAATCTCTTTAGTAATCCTATTTACTGTATTTATTTCATCATATTCATCTTTATCAACAATTTCTTGTACTTGTTTTAATTTCTTATAATATTTTTCAGGATTATCTAAATTAATTTCCCTAAGAGTCATATTATTTTTACTTAACGAAGTACCAATATTTACTTCTCTAGCATATTCCCCTGAGATAAGAGAAAGTCTGTTAATATCTTTAATAGTATTATCAATTATAGTAGGAACTGCGTCTAGGTGATTTTCTGTTAATGATGATAAACTATATTGTACAAAATTCTTCTTATTAACATCTGTATTTTTTAAACTGTCATCTTCATATATTAATATGAAACTATTTGAAATATTTTTCATAATCAGTTTTTTTGTTCAATTTTTTCAATAATCTGAGATTCTATTTCAACTTCAACTTCTTCAGAGGTATTCACTTCTTCCAAAATATTTTCAATCTTATTAATTGTTCCTTTTAATTTATCTGCCTCTTCTTTGCTATTAATATAACGGTAAATACTTTCAATTTGTTTGAGTTCAGTTAACTCATAGATTTTCCTTGTAATATTAATCTCATCATTCTTTAATCTGATATTAGTTTTTAAATTAACTAAATCATTAGACAAAGAATATTGACGTATTAGTAATTCATTAACACGTGCATCTTTATCTTCTTTAGCCAATTCTTCATTGTTATAAACTGAAATAATTTGCTTTTTATTTTGTTTTAACTCATTGACTAATTCTTTTTGAAGCTTAATGGCATTTTTAAGTTTAAGTTTCATTTTTGATTATTTTGTAAGGTAAAAAATACCCATCTAATATTACTTAAATGGGTATCTTTGTTTTAAATTTATACGATAACATTAAATTTTGTTTGCATATGTTTTAAAATCTTTTACAGTTATTACTCCATTACGTGATATCACTTTATTCTGTTTAGATACAAGTGAATTCTTACCAGCAATGACATAATTTAAATCTTTACCTAAAGCTTTAGGATAAAATACAGCAAGATAAAAATCTTCATAAGAATTAATCAAATGAGATTTATTTACCATTTTAATATATTTATCAACATATTTTAATTGTTGGTAAAACGACATTTCTTTTATCTCGCTAGTTGAAGTACCCAAATATCTAGCAGTACGTGGTGTCCATTGTAGTACACCTGTTGCATTGCTAAATGGATTGACTGCTTTAGTATTTATACGACTCTCTTTAAACATTGTCAAAATAACCCATTCTGGTTCAATGTTGTGTCTTTCAGAGATATTATAAATTCTTGTCATACTAGAGTCATTAAACAATTGTTCATTTTCATTGAGCAACTTATTAATAAACTTCAACTTTTTATTGCTATTATTAGCTTTAAGTTTGTCTTGAATTTTGTCCTTAATTATTTCTTCTTTATAATTTTGGACGATTTCTTCATCGGTCTTACAAATTAAAGATTCTTCAGCTGGTGCAACAGCTTTTGTAGTTATTAACAAAACTGCTGTAGCCAGCGATAAAAGTAACTTTCTCATAACAAAAGTTTTGGTTCAACATAGTTTTTGATTACTGTTGTTTGTAGCCCTTTCTACGTTTCTCTCTTAATAAAGTTTTACATTTGTGGTTAAAAAGGGCTGATGCAATATATGCACCAACCCTGTAAATTTTTGTTATGATGGTTTTTAATATCTACCACTTTGTGTAATATGTATATAAGTGGTATGATCATGGTGTTCACTTTCTTTTTTTACATTCTCATTCATCTTATTTAGCAGCGTTCCTGCTCTAAATGTTCTTTTGTTTTCATAATCATCTTCAATGCCAACAAGTTCATGGATGCCTTGAACAGCATATTGTTTAGCATTGTAAGGGACTTTTATTTCTTTGTATTTCTCATAGAAATAGTCCACAATACTTGTAGGTTCAATATTTGTAAGATAAATAAGGCCTACAGAATAGAGCACAGCAAAAGATTCATTCCCAGCTTTATACTTACTCATTCTTCTAGGGAAATGAACTGTTACTAGTTCAAATATAGGGATATAAGAATGTGCGTCAGACGTAAGCATAGAGCTGATTGATCCTTTTTTAGTGAAACCAAATCGAATTTGATCACTTTTAAGATCAATATGTTTATACTCAGGGAATAAAGCTTTTGCCATCTCAAGAACTTTACGTTTTTGTTCTTTGGTAAATGCTACTTTTTTCATGGTTAAAATATTTTCAATGTGCAGTTAGGTTTTCATTTTTCTTATTATTTTTTAAGTTTAACAATAGATTAAGAATAATTATTAACTGACATTGAATTAGTTGGGCCTCTTGGCATACATCCTATTATTGCAAGAGAATTGTATACCAACAATAAGGATACAGTAGTGTTTACAGTATTATCTATACTGTGTTCTAACAGATTATAATTATCTGTTATATACACTACATCTTTGTTTTTATTTGTTGTAGTATAAAATGTATTATGAATTGGTACTCCTTCTTTATTATTTCCTGGATTGAAATTTAAGAAGTTGTTTACCATCATATCATATACTATTACAACAGCTGTATTATCACGAGCTGTCCTTAATTCTGAAAATTCTGCTATTATATTTTCTGCAATTGTACTAATATTGAAGTCCACTGATTCCTGTTCTTGAGTGATTACAAACTCAACTGAATCAAGATTATCAGCTTCTTTAAGAACTTCTGTCTGATATTCTATGTACAGTAATGCAGCAAAAATAATAGACAAAAATATAATAATCTTTTTCATAGTTAGTTAGTTTAGATTTTAAGATCATTTTTGATTTTGTCTTTTTCTTCTTTTGCTTTCTTAACTTTTTGTTCTAATTCTGCAAGATTTATTTCAACACCTTCAACTTCACTTTTAAATGATAATGTGTCACTATATAATCTCTTTTTAGTCCTGTGGTATTCTAATTTTAACTCAACATAATACCTAAGAGATTTACAATAATTACATTGACAACTACCATTTACAAGTTGTATATTCTTTTTACCTTTATGATAATTAGGATCAAAGTAGTGTCTTTTTTCTCGCAGTCTTTCAATAAAAGCTAAAGAGAAGACTTCATCTATTTCTAAATTAGCCTTCTCAATAGCTTCATTCATTATTATATCTGGTATCATTAGTACTTAATTTTGTACAATTTTTCCAGCTTAGTGAAATTGCCATACCAAGCATCATTAATAGCCTCTTTAAGCGTTTCAAATTTATCAAGTGCTTGCTTTTTCTTGTTATAAGCATCTTTAGAGTATACAGGCCCTAAAGATTTACCATCTTGATAATAATTTTCAACATCAGGTTTGATACTTTTTAAAGTATTAACTTGATTTTCATAATCTTCAAACGCTTTTTTCAACACATCTTTACGTTGTTTATTGATATCCTCTTTAATTTCATTGAGGATAGTATTTTTAGGAGCAAATTTGTCAACATCAGCTTCATCCAAAGCAATTTGAACTGGACTAATATCCAACAATTCAACAATAGTACCATCTTTCATTTCAATAGTACTATTTTGTTTTTGTTGCTCCTTTTGATCTTGTTGAGGCTGTTTTTGCTTAGGTTGCTGAGGCTTTTTATTTTTACCACTCATGTTAGTTAGTTTTTGTAAGGTTTACACTTGGTTATTCAGACTTTTCATCAGCCTTTTTAACTAGCTTTACATTTCTAGCCATAGGTTTCTTCTTTTTGTTATCATCAGGTGGATCTGACAAAATAAAAGTAACCATATCACCAGGATCTAATTGAGGCGTTTTACCTTCAGAGTCTTCAGCGATTTGACTACCATGAACGAACACGTCATCATCTCCTACCTTTTGACCTTCAGGTGTAATAAACCCGTAATTATCTTTCTTTCTGTTGAACCATGCTACTTCACCGTAGAATGTCACATCATCCTGATGTTCTTCTTGCTTTTTAGACTTCTCTTCTTTACTCATTTTTTAAAACAAATTTAGTGGTTAATAATACTTATTCTGACTGATAAATTTCACCATCAGCAGTCTTTTGAGCAAGAGTTTCAAAGAATTCATTTACTTCCTCGCTCTTTTCAACATACATCTTCAGCTCTTCAATACGTTCTTCATAATCTGAGATTTGTTCACGCATTTTCTTAGCTGCAGTTGCGTTCTTCTTACGTTGTTCTTCGTTTAATTCAAACTGAGCATTAAGTGCACTATTCTTGTCAGTGAAGATAGCACCATCATCATCAACTGCAAACTTTCGCTGTGACGCACTGTTTTCATTAATAATGACATATTTACCTTCATCGTCAAGTCTTAGTGATCTAACTTTAAATTTGACAACATCATACCAATCTACATTAGAAATTTTATCACTGCTGTCAACTTTATCTTTACTTATTACAAATCCTTCACTGTTCAAATTCAGTTCCAGAGGAGAAATAGTTCTTGAGTCCATAGTTAGTTAGGTTTTTTTGTTTAGATAGTTGATTAATTTTTTATTTTTAATTTCTTTTAATGCAATGTAGTAGTTATCTGCACCTTTAGCAACTTTATACCATGCATTTTTGTGGTCTATAAATTTTACTGCCAATGTTTGCACTTCCTGTTTAATTGTCTTAATGGGAATTTTAATACCTAATACTTTTTTGTATTTAAGTATTGACTTTTTTTGCATTACAGTGTATACATTGTTTGTTTTATCTTTGTTAATTAATACATACTTTAAAGTTTTCATGTTTGCAGTTTTTGATTAAATAATAAAATAGAAAGTGCTGGGTTGTGCAATGTTGCTTATTATAGCATTTAGTATATATCAGCTAACGCTCCGATATATTTGTCATTGCACACCCGCATGATTTGTTTGGTAAATTGCATAGGAAGGCCTCGATCACCTATTATACAATACACATTACTGGCAAACTCTGATAAATTTGACAAACTTGACATCTTAAGCTCTATCTGTTTTTCAATTCATTACTCTATGTATCTTATAACAATTTTACCTAGGATAGTTATAAGATCCAACCAACTGTCAGCCACATCATAGAAGTTATGAATTTACAACTTCAAGAGCAAATCACACGACGACCACTGCTACTTATTCCATGCTTCACGAATACAAATCGCAAGCAAGCCACCCTCCGAGTACTGCTACTATATCTTCACAGTCTGTACCCTAAATAAGTCTCAGCTTAACCTGATTTTTTTGCGTAGTATCAGGGTTACAACTACATTTGACAATAATGGGCGAAGGTGGGATAGTATACTTATTTAGATTTCTATTAATAATATTATAGGAGACTGATTCAACGCCTTTATCTCTATATGTATAGAGCATGCAAGATTTAATATGATTTGGACCCATATAATTGATCTACCTCAACAAGGTTCGTGACACACCACGATTTAAGTCACCAACAGCCTACCGCAATTATCTAGAAACCATCAGCTTTGTTTATACATATTCTACCATCAAATTCACCATGAATAGTTGGTATTTAGTATAAGTGCAAAGCAGTATACTTCTCGCCCAAAACGCCACAAGGGGAAAGCAAACACGGGGAATTTCAGCGGTCAATGGGGGATTCGCACCCCCTTCATCCTCAAGGAATTGACCTAAACCACAAAAATATTGTTACATAGTAGCTAAGATAGACATAGCTGCTACTTGCTTTTTAGTATAATTATCTTTGTACTGAAAGTTATCTTCCAATACAGATCTGGCTACAACATTCTCTTTAGAAACTATTTCACCAGATTCTAAAATCAGGACATATTCTTGAGGTTTATCATCATCCACTTTTGGATTTTGTTCAACCATATTGAGTATGATATATCCCCTTTGGAGATCAATCTTACTATAAGGTATTATATCCTTGGGGGATTCTTCAAACATTAGTCCTGAACCTTTTATAAGATCAGTTGCTAATTTTTTACATCTGTTCTTATGTGACTTCGTCTTTAAATCTATCTCTGCCATAAGATAATTCAAAGATGAGATAGAACTGTGTGCATGTGAATATGAATATCCACATACATTTTTGATTTTGTAGACATTGCTACTTGCCTGACGTTTTAAATCTTTTAATTCAGACATTCTTACACTAAGTAATAGCAATTCTTTAGCAATCTTTTTCTTAGTCTTTTTTTTCATGGTCTTTTATTTTAGAACGGAGGTTCGTTCATAATTTCTTCTTTCTCACGACGATTGATTATACGCCATTTATGAACATCAACAGTGTGACATACCATATAACCATGTGTATTAAACATTTCAATGGATTGTCCATGACCACGTTTCAAATAGCCTTCATTTTTCTTTTCACCATTTGATTCACGTGTACTGTATTCAGCATAAATCCATTTACCATTAGGAATACTCTTATTATTATTCTTTTTAAGATTTTTCCCAGGCTCTTCAATTTGAAATTGTTCTTTCATTGCATTTACAAATTGATGTGCTTTGTGAGGAGTATAATCTTCTTTGTAACGGAATACATAATCAGTAAGAATATTTACCAACTGATTTCTATCACCATCAGCAATCATTTTACAAATTACTGTTCTGTAAGTGGTGATGAAATTGTCTTCATCCTGATTCTTTTCCCGTTTCCTTGTGAGAAAGTCAGCCTCAAGATTATCAAATTCTCGGGCTTTTAATGAGGTATTTTCATGAATCTTCTCATTTTCTTTCTGTTCTTCTGTACTGACAGGTGCTTCCAACTTTTCTTTTTTGTTAAAAAGTGAAAGCTGTTTGTATTGAGTTACTTCTTGAGGAAGCCTATCAAATCGTAACCCTACTGTACTAGGTAACAAATTAGGAGCTTTACTTAATGTGTTTTTTACTCCTTCTTGTACCATTATTTCAGCTATAGCTCCATATTCTTGAGCTTTAACTGCTACAGCAGCTTGATTATGATAATCACCTTCCAAACGATGACGTTCTGCTCTACGTTCAAGAAATTCAGCAAAATTAATAATGTCAGTAACCGTCAGGTTATTTACTTCAATATTCATGATAATTCAATTTAGTTGGTTAGAATTCTATTTACTCAAAAAAGCGAATGATTGCTTTCTTGATTTCTTCTTCACGTACTTGTTCTTTAATTTTACGATCCATTTTATGAAGAATGTCATCAACAATACTGAAATCACGACGGTTTTTGAAACGGCTTACTTTATCTGTATACTCATTAGGATTGAGTTTCTTCAAAATACTAACGATTTGAAGTTTAAGCATACGATGCTCTTCACTGAAATCTTCTCCAATCCCAATGGATGAGTTGATTTGATTAATAGCTTCTAGTTCATCAAGATAATAATTCCTTATTCTCTCATTATTGTTGATAGAAAGATTAAGGTACTCATTTCTACGTTGTTTAAGCAAAGTCCTGGCAAGCTTTGATTCATTAAACGTATGACTTTTTGATTTACTTTTTCCTTCTACTTGACCAATAACATCATCAAGTTCTGCTCTTTCATGATAAGAGAGTTTACCGCTAATCATTTTATTTTTACGATAATCTTTAAGCTTTTGCAAAATAGTTTTTTCTGTCCTATTCATAATAATTTAATTTAGTTAGTTAGTAATAAGAAAGGGGAGCTCGAAGGCTCCCCAAAGCTTGATGTCACTGTTAGGCAGCTGCTCTAAGCAACCGGCTAACTGTTGATTCATCGTCATCTAGAAATCATCTATGTCCTTTAACTGTTGACTGCTCGACTGTTATGTCAAAAGCCAAATTCAGCCCCATATTTTTAAACGAATCTAACCAAAGCAGGTTACACCCTAAGAGCTACTTAGGTTACCTACCACCTACAGCCAATCAATTTGAAACTGCTTTCCTCACCTGCTTTAGTTGGCAACGCTCTGATTTAACAGAGTGTACCTTAAATATTTCGTTTTGCCATTACTATCTTTCTGATAGGCATGGATTTTAATATCCTTTGAGCACTCGATATTCTTTTCTTTCATCATTTGTTTCTTCAGCTTCTTTTT